TTCCTTGGTCCACTTGGAAATGACAACGCCACCAATCCGTCCGATTGACCCGCCATTGGCCTTATTCAACAGGGTCCACCCCTCTGACTTGAACTGTTCAATCCAATGACACTCGGCTTCCTGGCCATCTTTAGGCGACATGATCTGGTCTTGGATAATGATAGGATCTGGGACTGGAACTCCAAGATGCCGGGCCCAGGCCAAGACGCGCCCACCAGTCCTGTGCTGCTCATGGCGCTGTTCAGGAACACAGGTCAGGCCAACATAAGCCACGTTGTCTGGAAACTGATAGGAGTAGACCTGATAAATTCCGGAGTATATCCCGGCATGACGTGGCATGTGGATAGTGCAGAGGTGAAGAATACCATGAACTACGGCCTGTCGATAGCCTATTGAATCAGCCTGCCTCCATTCAGTCGAGGACCTAAATTTTTTAGCCCTTTTGATAATTTCTTCATCACTGTATGTCCTGACCGTCCTCTGGTCAATCATGTGGACCGTGCACTCCTTCAAAATACCTCGAGCTCGAGCTGTCTGATACTCTTTTCGACCATCATGGTCTTTCCACTTTTGACGACTAGAAAATCTTTGGGCAGACTTTAGAAGTTCCTCATTGGTATATTTCATAATCAGACTATTACTGATTAGAACTAGTTAAAAAGAAAGCCCGCATTATGCGGGCTGAACTGAAGACCTACTAACTAGCCAATTGGCTACCCGATGGTGCTTCCGAAATTTGTGGGAGCGTTCTGGACCAGGCCGCGGCAGAACATCTTGCTGTTGACCATCTTCTTGGCGAACGAGGTCGCAAACCCGCGTTGGTGCAAGAAGTCCGGCAGCATGATGTCCGGGGTGGTGTAGAGCTTCTGGTATTCAGCCAGGACGAAGCCCGTTTGGACGAACTGGCGCCCGCGAAAGCCCACCAGCCACTCGTTGTTGGGATAGTGCGGGTCGGCGAACACCTTCTTGTCGGCCAAGTCGCCGATGTAGGTGATGCCCTGCATCTCCACCCGGTTGGCCCGGGCGACGAACTGCGGCAGCGTGACAACCACGGTCGCGGGCTGGAGGCCGAGGAGCAGCCAGTTGCCCGTCGCCTGGTTGGTGGCGCCGAAGATGAACATCGAGGCGGTCTGCACCGCGTCGTTGAAACTGAACTTGTGGGTCTGGTAGTTCGTGTTGGAGGGCGGGGTGGCGTCCCACGACACGAAGCCGGCGTCGGCGCGAGCACGCAGGTCGAAGATGACCTGGCGGTGCTTCTGATACTGGAGGGCGTTGGTGATCGAGTTGACGATCGTAGGCTCGGCGCCGATGTTATACATGGCGCTGAGGTTCTGATCGGCCTCCTCGCTCCAGACGGCCTTCAGCTTCATGACCTTCGCGGTCACAGGCGTCGAGGTGAGCTTCATCTCGTAGCCCATGATGCTCTGATTGCCCTCAGAGTTATACTGGTAGGTCACCGTGCAGGTGGCCCCACTGGCGGCGTCCGAAGAGTCGGTCGCCCAGATCTTGCCGTTGGCATAGTCGACCCAGCCATCGCTGATGTTGCCCGAGGCCACCAACTTGCCATTGCCGTCGTCGATGGCGGTGTAGCTCCCGATGGTGATCTGGACGGTGCCAGGACGGATGGGCGTCCAGTCCACCGTGTAACACTTCGTGAGGTCGGTGGAGTTCGACGCGCTGGTGATGTAGCCCGTCTCACCCTGGATCAGTTCGTCCGCATCGGCGTCGCGGTCAGATGCGCCCTGCGTGGCACGCCACATGGGAGCGCCCTGCGGGATGCGTCCTTTGCGCCGATCGGTGACGATGTCCATGTAGACGATCTGTGACACCGGGCCCGCCATCGGTTGGACGCTGACCAGTTGATCGATCACATCATTTTCCGCCATGTTGGCGATGATGGGAAAGATCCACTTGTCGAAGGTCCCGAGGTTCTGGGTGCGGGTGACTTCGTCGAGGCGGCCGAACTTGCGCCGAGCGTTTTCCAGCAAGATGGCAGCGTAAGGCTGCTTCTCCGGTGGCATGTGCTCGACGAGGTCCTTCCAGCCTTTGGCGTTCCAAAGACCACGAGGGTCGTCTTCGTTAACACCAACGGCCGTGCGAGCGAGGTGAGCACCCCACTCGTAGATCTCCGTGGTGTTGCACGTTCGGCCACCGTCAGAAACCAATTCAGGGCGGCCTTCCTGTGATAGAATAACCATATATGGTAGTTTTCTTTTGTTTGTTGCTTGTGGTTTACGCGGCAGCCGTGGAGGCCTCCGTCAATTTCTTCCCGTCAGGGTGTGAATCCTCGAAGAGGCGCCGAGCGATGCCGATGCTCGATTTCAGCGACCCAGGAGAGCGAACCACCGAGGCGACCTTCGGTTGGACAAGGGCCGTCATCGTGGCAGCCTGGGTTTGGGTCGCGCCTTTGGACTCGTTCAGCGGCTGAGCGGCTGTGGCTGTGGCAGCTGCAGTGGCAGCTGCAGTGGTGGCAGCCGTGGCACCTTCGGTCACCGTGCCAGTCTTTCCAGCAGTGGCTTCCTTGTGAGCCTTCTCTGGGAAGATCGCCTCGCGGATGTCGGCGACATCGTCCGGGTGCTGGCACTCGGCGAGTTTCTTCGTCAGGTCGGGGTCGACCTTGAAGGCCGGGTTGGCCCGCTGGGCCTCACCGATCTCGAGTTCGACCACACGCTGGCCGAGCTCAGTCGTGTTGGACTTCCAGCGCTCACCCATGTCGTCCAGACACTGGCAGGCCAGGTTATACTTGCTCTCATACAGGCGAGCCAGCCCTTCCAGCCGCTTGGCCTCATCCTGCCAGGCCCGCACAGCTTCCATCAGCTTGGTGTTGACGGCAGAGATCTTGGTGTTCTTCTGGATCGCCTCGGTCAACTGAACCTGGAACTTCTTGGTTGACTCGACGACGGCGTTGAGGACAGACAGCGCTTTCTGCCGCTCGGTCAAGAGCCGGGAGCTTTCGGCGCGGGGTTGCGTGATGGCCTGGTCCCAGGTAGCCTCCACCTCTTCGATGGCCTTGTGGAGCTGCTGCGCCTCGTAGGAACGAGTAGCATCCTCAGCTAGCCACTTGGCTGTCTCATTGTGGAGTCCTCGAAGCTGGGCCCGCGACTCCGTCAGTTGCGCAGGCGTCTGCTTCCTGGGATCAAAGGCCGCGATGCTATTCAGTTTTTGACGAATCGCGTCCATAGTGATTTTTTCTGTTAGTGGAGCACTTGACGCAGCTCCGACCGCGCCGGGCTTTGGCTGGGCCTGACCCGAAATTGTCTTGGACTCCCGAACCACAACAACTGACACTGGACTGAGTGACCCGGCAGCTGCCTCCTTGGCGGCTCTCTTTGAGTTAAATTCGGCCTCCAACTTGGTCAGCTCCTCTTTCGGGAGCATGCTGGCCTTCTTGGCCAAGGCGTCCCGCTCGTCCTCACTGAGGTTACTCCAATCGCGCTTGTAGTCATGCTCGGCCAGCGCCTTATAGACGCACCACATGTTGATGCCCTGCACAGTGGTTGAGGAGGCTTGGGCCAAAGAAGGTGTAGAGGATGTTGATGGTGGGGAAGCTTGAAGAGGTGGGGCTGACTCACGCAGCGCCGTTGGCCTGTTGCTCGTGCTCTCAGTCGCCGTGGCGGCCTCAAGCTCGCACTGCTTGAAGGATGGGTGGAAGACAGCGTCCCAACCCTCACAGACATAGTCTTCCTGGACGATGTCATTCCCATTGACGCTCTCGAGGGAACCATAGCCGCGGCTGGAGACAAGTGGGTTGAAGCCAGCCTCGACAAGCGCCCGGAGCTTCAAGCCCTCCGGCGTGTTGATGATCAGGATCTCACCGCTGACCTCGCCGTTCTCAAGTAGCTTGGCATCGATGAGGAGGTGAGAGATGGGAGAGTTGAGGCTGACCTGGCCGTCTTTGGGGTGCTCGAGGAGCCCGACCGAGCGGTTGCGCTTGATCAACTCCATCAGGCGGGAGCCAGTTTGAAACTGACGCTCCCACACCTTCCTTGGATATATGCGGTTATTTCCGTTCAGGGTATCGCACAGGGAAAGCCGGCCGGACATGCGGAGAAAACTCCGGCCATTGACGATGGGGCTAGTGCTCTCTGCGATTGACTGCCGATCGACTACGAACTCGCCGATCGTGTCCTCAAGCAAGATTTTCTTTCCCACAGAGGATAAGTGATCCCCACGGCTAAAAATCCGGCTGAACCCCAATTACGCCACTCTAGGCGATGAAGATCAACACATTGTCGCCAGATATTGCACGGCCCTAAGCTGTAGAGTCAAGGGCAGGGTCAAGGATAGTTCGCCGAGGCAGCCGAGGGTTGGCGATGACCACCGTCTGTGGCTTTGGAAAGTTCCAACAGTAGTCAAGCACGGTCTCAAGCTTCTCCACGT